TCCCGCATCCACTTGACCGCTGTCTTCATCGCGGACAGGGTGTTGTTGATACCCATATCCGGCATCACGGTCTGAAGGGGCTGCATGAACTGCCGCAGCACTGCCCCCGGATTCCAAGCCAAGTTGGCCTGGTAGTTCCAGCTGACCATCATCGAAGTGAGGTCCCTCAAGTCACTCTTATTCAGGACCACAGCGATCTTCTTGAACCCACTTGTCCCGTCCAGCTTGGTGAGAATCCGTCGCATCGACTCCGCGAGGGCGAGCTGCGTCGCATCGGGAGAGTGGCGGACCTGGTGAAGGTAACGGAGGAACAGTTCCCCCGTCTGCGGGTTCATCTGATCCGCGAACGCCTTGAACTGGTTCACGGCGAGGTTCCAATGCGGGGCGAGGTGCGTCTCTGTGCTCACCGCGCGGAAGAGGGTCTTCGCGATGATCTGTGCATCCAACTCCCTGTCCACCGGGGCCTCACCCGTCCTCACGGAGCGGGAGATCAAGCTGCTGATTTTCCCCGGTGTCTTGATCTGACTGAACTTGCTGTAGTCTCCACCCATCGCCCGGATAGTGGGGACGAAGTTGCCCAGCAGCTCCGCAACGTCCTCTGCACTGTAGTCCAGCTTCGCGAAGTAGTCCACATACGTCTTCATCAACTGATCGTGCATCGTCTGGACGTACGCAGCCTTCTCCGGCGGGAGTCCCTTGAGGAGCGTCGCCTTCCCCTTCTCGTTCCCCGCCATCTCGAACAGCTCCTGGACCATCTCCCTCTCCTGCCGGGTGCTTCCAGAGAAGATCTTGGGGATGATGCTATACGACGCCTCCGCTAGGAACGTCTCAGCATCCCTCCGTCCCAACTCGATACTGCGATACCACGTCCAGAAGGGGATACCAGTCTCCCTCTGCAAGTCCTGTAGCATGTTCCCTGTAGGGCGGAAGAAGCGGGTGATACTGGCGAAGACGCCCCCCTTATCTGGAGCCAGCTCCTTCCCACCCTTCTGGATGCTGTCCATAATCTCCTGGTTCATCGCGGCGTCAGAGATGTCCAGGTGCCGAGGGCCCTCAGCGTCGCGAGGCTCGAACGTCTCCTCCGACTGGCCAACGACCTCTTCCAGGTCCCTATTATCTCGCGGACCCCTAGCAGGGGGGCAGTTTGGCAAAGGCGGCATTCTTCTCCTCCGGTGGGAACATCCGATACTGACCCTGGCTATCGGCCTGGAGCTTCCCCGCCATGAACTCTTCCTTCATGCTCTTGCTCTTGTACCAGCTGTACATGAAGGCGTCCGACGGATCTCTGCCCTTCAAGATATCCAGGCCATCGGGAATCTTCCGGTCGATGTCGGATAAGATCACGTGCGTCGGCCGTGGCATCCCGTTCGCATCTCGGACCTCTACTCCCAGCTTCTGGAAGCCCTGCTCCCATTGCTTGAAGATCTGTTGCACCTTGTTCTCGTCGTACACGAACATCTTCTGCCTGCCGTTCACAAGCTCCGGTGCTGTCCACGTGCGGAGAGACCGCATCTGTGGAACCTTCTCTGCGAGGTTGTCGAGGAGCGCTTGGACCCGGTTCGGAGGAGACATAACACGGAGCGCAGCCTCCGTCAGCCCCTTACCTCCGGCCTGCTGGACTCCACCGATCTCAGCGTGGGGAACCACGTACATCTCCATCCCAGGCCTTCCAGCAGAGACGACCTCTTGGAAGGCCTGGTCCACAGCTTGCACGGGGAGGAAAGCCTTGGAGTCCACATCCGGATCCCGTCCCCTCTCCCGCCCCATGTTCCACGCCCGCTCCAACTCCCCCTCCAACTTCACCCCACTCTTCTTGATCGGGATCTTGGACACCGCAGCCATGGCTTCCATCGGGTGGTGGAACACTTGCTTCTCGCCTGCAAGGGCATTCTCCACCGTCCAGGTTCCCAACTTGGGGTCTCTCCTCACGCTGTAGCCACGAAGCGAGGCCTGCTTCTCTAACTCACCCGGCGACACGTAGCCAAGGTCAATGTCCGCAGCCTCCCGAAGGGTCATGCTCGGCTTCTGCTTCCCAGGAGCGTGGGTCGTGTGACTCACACGGAGGCGGACGGGAGTGGACTCAGGGACTCCTGCCTTGATCAACTTCCGTGCTGCGTCCCTGAACTGGACCATGTTGGGATTCGTCCCCTGGGTCTTATCGAAGATCTCGTAGCTACGGAGAGTGCTTACCCGTTGAGTGGGATCGCCAAGCGTCCACCGACCGGTTACTGGGTCCTTGTACTTCACATCCGGACGCTGGGTCTTATCCGGAAGCCCCCTGGGATCGTGGATCTTCTGCACCTTCCGCCTGGCCGAGGGGTCCAGGTCCTCGAGCGCAACGTTCTCGTCATAAACAATGCTCCGGTTCGTGATCCCGGAGGTCTTGGTCCGATCGATCTCACCCTCGGCAGTCCGGACAACGAGCTGCTGCCTACGAGGCTCGAAGCCCGCAGTGAAGCGATTGTCCCAGTACCCCTCTGGCCCACTCGGAGCGAGGTCACCCGCTGCAGCCTTCCCTCCGAAGCTCTGCCGATACGCACCGAACTCCGACGGGGCATTGGGCTGCGCGCGGTCCAGGCGGCCGATGTTCGCTCGGAGCCCAGTTTGTGACTCTGTCTCCTGGATCACAACAGGGGTAACGCTGAGGGTGAGAGTGTCATCCCGGTGACTGAAGCCTCGAACAAGCTCGTGCTCGTAGTCCGAGGCGGGGTCAGCGGACGTGAACTCCGGCTCCCTCCAATACCCACCCGGAGCGTCGAGCGGCTCGGGTGTCACGTCCCCCGTTCCGAGGTCCACGGTGAAGCGGCGTTCCTTCCCGCTACGATGGGCCCTGAGGTTGAGTACTGGTCCCTGAGTGGGGATGAGAGCGTTCACATCCGTGAATGGGGCGACGATCTCCTTGCCACCTACTTCGAGGCGGATGTACCCAGCCTGCAACTGCATCTGACGGAGTGCCTCAGGCATCGGTTCGGGTGGCGGCGTGGTCAACTCGCTCACACGACGGGAGACACTCTGGCCAGCGGCCTGCCTCGCAGCAATATCGGCACTGTACGCCTTGAACTCGTCCCGGAGCTCCTCTACCAACTCCGGTGTCCCATGTTGAGAGGCTAGGGTCATCCGACGAGAGTAGTCCAGACGGCTCCACTGGTCCTGACTGACGTAGGGAACCAGTTCCTGCGGAACCGCTTCGGCCTCGTAGCTCCGGGAACGGGGAACCATCTCGCGGCCCTGCACCCGTGTTGGAAGATCGGGTTCCTCACCCGACATGAGCTTGGACCGGTACATCGTCTCGGGGGTATCTGCGAACTCAGGCCCGGAGGGTCCCTCTCCGGGTGTGGGACGAGCGGGACGCTTCCGACCCATTACGTTACCCTCTGCGTCCACTCGCTCGCCCGCTCGGTTCCAGAGGTACTCCCGACGTCGCTCTCCTGTACCTTGGACGACCTTCGTCTGCTCCGGGGTCACCAGGGTCACAGGCTTCCCCTGTCCCAGGTTCTCTGCGTAGAGCAACGCCTGGTCGGAGTCCTTGAACTTCTTCAGTGTAGTCCCGTCCTTCTTCCGTACGACCCACGTCTTCTTGTCCGTTGCACTCCTGTCCACGATAAACTCAGAGGCGGGGACCTCTGTCAACATGGTCCCCTTCTTCGCCGGTATCCCGAGAGCCTCGCCCGAGAGGTCCTGTACCGGAACCTGGGCCACAGCGGCCGCCCGTTTCGCAGGAGCTGTATCCGGGCGCACTACAGCGACGTACTCACCCTTCCCGATGATCGACTTAGCGTACGCCTGGGCAGACTTCGAGTCCTCGAACTCCTCTAAGACCTCGTTGTTCTTCGTCCGGACGGTCCACTTACAGGGGCTGTGGCACTCCTCGCTGATCGTGACGTCCGGATTCTCCTTCGCGATAGAAGCCTTGACCTCTGCCGCCTTCCCCTCGACCATGGCCTTGTCTGCAGCCATGGACTCTTCCATCCGAGCTCTCGCCGCTTGGACCTCGGGCGTGTTCTGGGCGTACAACGCGTTCGCTCGAGTAGTAGCCTCCTTCGCGGTCGCGAACTCCTCTTCAACCCCGGTCGACTGTTGTACAATCCACTTCCCATTCTTCCCGTACACTCGGGTGCTTCCCGGTTCCATCCCCTCGACCGCAGCTCGACCCGGACCCCCACTGGCCGAGGCTCCTACCTCGAGGACTGTCCCGGTTACCGTACCCCCGCCGGGCACCCGGACAGTGACCGAGGCACCCACCTGCGGCACGTTGCCACTGTGGGCCACGGTCCCTGGAGCAGGTGCCCCTTGAATCGTTCGCTTGGCCCCCGGACCGTTCTCCAAAAGGTTGAGCATCCACGAAGCGGCCCCCTTATCCGAGGCGCCGTACGTAGCGTCTAGGATCTCCACCTTATGACCCATCAACCGTGCGGACTCCATCTTCTGGGCCCAACTGAAGACGGTGTTCCGGAACAGGTTCTTGTTCGCTCCCGTTGGATCGGACTTGAAGAGGGTCTCCTCCTCAATCCCGTTGATCCGGGTCTTTATGGTGACCCCGGAACCTCTCTCAACGCCCGCCTGAACGGTCCAGAAGTTGGGCGAGCGCATGTTAAAGGCTTCCACAATCTTCGCGGACTGGTGGGCGAGTGGAGTCTTCTCCGCCGGAGTCCCTTGTGTCGCCTTGAGCACCTGCTCCGCCGTCTCCACATCCTTCGTAGAGGACCCGTTCCGGATGGAGCCCATCTTAGACTCCACGTTGTCCGTATGCTGACCAGTCTTGGCAGCAATCTCTTCTACCACCTGGTCCAGCTTCTTCTTCCCCTCCCGGATCTCCGTCCGTAGTGCCCGATGGGTGGTGCCAAGTACAACCGCAGCGTCGAGGACGGCGCCTCCACCCGCGTTCAGCATCACATTGTACACCCGGTCTTCCCCGCTATCCGCTTCTGCGGCGATGCTGAACATCCCGCCGGCCGTGGCGCCCGCCGCCGCGATCCGAGCGACGCTCTTCGTTGCTGCACCCACACGCCAGATAGCGTTCGCAGCCTTCACAGATCCGACACCTGGAATCGCGGTTCCCGCCAATTCAGCGAGGACCTGGGGAGCGTAGGATCCTGCCTTCGCTTCCGCAGGGCTGAAGCCCTCAACACCGTAGGAGGGCTGCTGGATGAACTTCTCCATCGTAGCCCGATCCGCTTCGGCCGTTTGACCCAGGCTCTCGTACCAGCCCGGCATCAACGAAGCGATAGGGGCCATCAGGCCGTGGAAGAAGCTCGCTGTGGGACCCCGGACCAGCGCCGCCGCAGCGGCTGTGTTCGCAACGGGAGGCACGTACCCCTGCCTGCGGAATGTCTTCGCGGAGACAGCGCTCCCTCCCAACTTCTCCCTGTCGTAGCCCGGAGTGCCGGGAGTTTGGAAGGGGCTCCTGGTGATCGGGATCCCAAACGTCCCCTCAGCCTCGTTCCGGGCGTTCAAGTCCTTGATCAGAGCCTCGTCCGCCTCCTTGTCCACCTGGTCCTGCACTGCACCAGAGGCAATCATCTCCAACTCTTCCATTGGAGTGAGAGGACGAGGCGTTCGGGGCTTAGCGAGCTCCTTCGCCCCAAGCGTGAGGACATCCTGGAGTGGATCGTTCACTTCTTCATCTCCGCGTTGATCCTTGCGACTTCAGCCCAGTCACCCTTCTCGAGGGCCGTCTTCAGCGCCGCAGCGTTCTCCATGACGTGGGTCTTCATCGCGATCGAACTGCTCGGATCCTGGATCACCCTCTTCGCGTAGTCGGCGTAGCCCTTCGCGATACTCTGACTGGTCTCCGGAGTGATCTCTCCAACCATCTGAACGGGTCCACTCCTCGGATGTGGAAGCCCCATCCCGATACCCGTGCTCTGTGGAATCGGGTTCGTGGTGAGTGCGTGCGCTGTCCCTCGGAGTACGCCCTCGCCGAGTGCGGCCGCCTTCGCGCCCGCCTTCCAGTGTCGGTCGAGTTGGACCAGGAAGATCTCCTTCGCCAACTCGGTGTAACCGATCCCCGGCTTGTAGTCGCAGGAGGCAGTCTCGGGGCCCGCAGACTTGCAGAACTCCTTCTGCATGTCCATTACGTACCGGGTCTTCTGCTCGTCGGTCGGTGCCCGCATGGCCAAGTCGTTCAGGGCCTTGAACCTGGGACTCTGGATCAACGCCTCCCGGTGATCGTCCTCGAACTTCAGCCTCTGGGCCTCTTTGATGGAGAGCTCGACCTCGGCCATCCTGTCCGGTGGGAGCACGAAGCCCTCTGGTGCCTTCCCGGTCGTCAACCACTTGTACGCGACCCCCTGTGCGATCTCTGGGTCCACTCCGTTGGTCACCAGGGTCGAGGCCGTCTTCATGGTCTCCTGGGCGAGTGCAGTCGCGGTCTTCTGCTTGTCGAGGGCGTACTCCGCCGCCCTAATCTGATAGGTCTTCTCGTCCAACGTGATCTTCTTCTTCGAGAGGGAAGCGCCGAGCCGCTTCTTCGTCTCCGGCGTGAGGACCTTGTCCGGGTTATCAATGCTCTCCGCCCACTCACTAATATCCCTTGGATCAGCGTCCGGGAACTCTTTCAACAGTTCCGTCCGCCGTGCTACGGCCATCTTCGCGTACCAACCGGGTGTAGAGGGAACCTCCTTCTCGACCTCTTGCTGGATCAAGCTCTGCTTCCCACGGAACGCGAGGATCCCTTCCTTGGTAAACGGGATGTCCAGGAGCTTCTGTAACGCGGCCTCATTCCCAGCCTCGACGTTCGACGTGAGGGTCTTGTTCCGAAGGACCTCTACCGCGGTCTTGCTCTCCTCGGCCTCTGCCTCCGCGACAGCCTTACGTCGGGCTGCAGCGAGCTGTGGTGACACAGTGTAGTCGGGGCGACCGCTTGCACTCTTAGGATTCCCGAAGGCATCCGTCCCCCTGCCGAAGGCATTCGCTGGAAGTCCTTCCGTCACCTCGAACGACGGAAGAGTTACACCACCAACTTTGGCCTCAGGAACCGTGTACTTCTTGAGAGGTGGCTCGTAACCCTCTTTCAGCGTCTCGTGTTCCTTCCGGTGCCGGAACCGAGTAAAGGGGCTCTCGTTCTCGTGCTTCATCCGTTCGATCCGCTTGGGATCAAGGATCCGCATCACCGCGGGCATGTTCTGCAACCGCGTTGCTTCCTCCGGATCCGTCTGCTTCAGCTTCGTGAGCTCCAGCTCCCACTTCGCTTGATCGATCTCTGCCTGCTCGAGGTCCTGCTTCTGCTTCTGCTCTATGATCTGATTCCTGGCGTAAGCCTGAACGATCTTCTCCAGCGCAGGGCCTAGTGACTCCATGAAGGAGGGCTCGACGATGTACGCTTCCTTCGTCTCACGAATTTTTGGCATCGGCCATCTCCTTCGCAGCCGCGATCAGGATTCCCATCACGTCCACCAGGTGGATCGTCCGTCCATCACCCACTCCGAACACCCGCTTCATGTCCTGAGCCATCGGGCCGATGTGGACGGTCTCGCTGCCCTTATACCGCCACGTGCTCACGTCCAGTTGACGAAGGCCCGCGAGGGTGCTGCCCTTGAAGGGCACCACATCTTCCTTCTCCTCCGCGTCAGACTTCGTGATCGCGGCAGCACCCAGCGTCCCCGCCAAGAGGCCAAGTGTTTGGAAGATGCTGTTCCCACTGCCCTGTACCACGGGCTTCGGATTGGGATTCGGTGGGAAGCCGGTCGCAAGGCCGAGAGCGTAGTTCATGTACGGGTTCTCCTGCTGACGGATGAACTCGTTGTACGGCCTCGTGATGTTCCCTTCCTGGATGCCCAGGTCCATGCCCGCAAGCTGTGCGAGGAGGCTCCCGTACTGTCCGTACCCTTGGGACTGCGCCGTGGTCATCCCGGGAATGATTCCCGCTCCTCCGAGCAACCTGTTCTGCGCACTTTCCCACGCACCCTGTAACGCGGTGCCCTTCGCCACGTTCATATCGGCGATCGTCCGTCCCTGACCCCTCGCTACGGCCTCCGCCACATCGGAGCCCGCACCGAGGCCCATCGCTCCGTACTGCTCCCGGATCTGGGCCCCCACGTCCGCCAACTGCCCCTTCCCCTGCGTGTCGATCGCGTTCATCTGCTGCTCGAGCCCAGGATACGCACCCTGCATCTGACCGATAAGGCTCTCGAACAGGCCGCCGTACTTGTTGGTCGTGCTAGCACCGGCCTGGCCCGCAGCGGCCGCCTGGTCCATGTAGGGGCTTCCCCCCATCATCAAGTTCCCCTCGTACCCCGGCATCTGTGCGTTGAAGTTGCTCGTGAGGAAAGCACCCAGTGCCTTCCGCAGCGCTTGGATGTCCGGGGGAATGTTCCCCGAGGTGTAGATGTTGTTGATCGCAGTGCCGGTTGGGCTATCACGAGGCGGTGCGTCCGGATCGTTCGGCACACAAACCCCGTTCTCCATGTGCATCCCACGGGGGCACCCACCTCCTGGATCCCCAGGAGCCTGTCCTGGTACGCAGTTCCCTTGCGAGTTCTTAACCTGTCCAGCGGGACAACCACCCGTTTGGGCTGGTGGATCCCCTGGCAAGCAGACTCCTGGTGAAGGTGAGTACTGCCCAGGTGGGCAGAACGTACTATTACCAGGAGGAGGGGGAGTGTTCGTAGGGGGAGGGGTCGTCGTACCGCCTCCACCCCCACGAGGGTCCCCTCCCGTGTCTCCACCCGTGTCGAGGATTGGCTGGTACGTCCCACCCGTCCCCTGCGTCGAGAAGTAGTTCGCCAGGTCCCCTAAGCCGGTCATCCCACTCTGAGGAGGGGTGTACGACTGGGTCGTAGCGGGAGCAGTAGTAGGCGCAGCCGTCCGGGTCTGCGTGCCGGTCGGAGTCTGCTGCCCAGCCTGCTGTCCTACAAGTTGATCAATCGTCTGGTAGCGTGCGAGGGTATCCAGCTTCTGCTGGTGATACGGATCGTAGCCCAGGACGTCTAGCCCGAAGTAATCATTCGCTAAGGCCATCAGAGTTCCTCTCGTATCACCCCAAGCAAGATCATGTCCTCAAAACCCTTCTCGTCCAACCACCCCCGACGGATGGTCCCTTCCCAGATGAAGCCGACCCGCTTGAGGAAGTCCCGCAACACGCGGTTTGACCACTTCATCTGGGCCCCTACTCGCTGGAGCCCCAGCTCCTCGCAGGCCAGCTTACAGGCCTCCCGGGTCACGGTCACCCTCTCCTTCCCAAGCTTCTGGTCCCAGAACACAACGTTGAGGGTCGCTCTGTTCTGGGGCAAGACGTTTGTGAAGTAGACCAACCCAGTGTCCCCCACCTCGAGGAACCAGGACGCACGGTCCTGCGTGAGATGCCAGGCGAACTGGCTGCGGTCCTGTTTAGGGACACGCAGCCCATCGTAGAGGGCCAGGATCCGCTGGATGTCCGCCAGGGACTGGAACTCAAGTAACCGCAGCGCTTCGCTCGCCTGGGTCGTCACGCTTACTCCTCCGAGGAGAACACTCCGGTTGGGGGATCAGGGGTCCCGGTCACCGTGCCCACGATAACCCCATCATTCGTCAGCCGCTGCAGGATCCGCTTGTGCAGCGAGTTGGTGGTAAAGTTCGCTGTGTTGATGTACTTGATGAAGTCGATCGCGACCTGACCAGTGTACTGGTGGTTAAGCACTCCGCCCAGGTTGTCCCTCAATCGGATCATGACTAGACCCGGGACCACTGGAGCGGGCGGCGGAGCGACAAGGGCTCCTGTCTCGTGGTCCATCGAGAAGTAGACCACGTGGTACTTGTTCTTGACCTCTTCCGGCTTGACCTCCGGAGTGGTAAGTGTGAGTTCTTCCATGTTACTGCTCCACTGCCCGTAGGCCCTGCGTCGGCGTGAGTGCCTTCTTCAACTGATCGTTCTCCGCGATGAGGCGGTCCATCTCCTTCTGCGTGTAGTATCGGATCACCTCACGCTCGCCGATGATCTTGTAGAGGTCCTCGAGCTGGACCGCGATTCCTTGCTGCTGTTCACTCATCTGTCCTCCTAGACGTAGTACGGGACGTAGACTGGGGTGCCGCCAATGCGGAATTGGAGAAATCCAGAGTTGGTGGAACCGTTGCCAGACGTGCCTGGGAAGTTGCCGTTATCGGGGGTGCCGACCCATCGTCCGATATACGCGTTGTGGTACTCAGTCACGTAGTACGGACCGCTGAATCCTGCGCCGCTCCACACGTTGCCGACGACATAGAGACCAGTGTTGCAGTACAGGCCGTAGGCGCCGTGCCCTTGAATGTACCAAGAGGTTTGCACGTTGGCGCTGTCCCCCGGATACACAAATCCAGTGTTGTGGAAATTACTGCGCCACGTGTTGGTCGCAGTTCCAATGCTCCCGGACGCGGTAAATTGCCCAACGCAGTTAAAGTTGCCGGGTATATCGAAACCCCCAAGGTACGTGTCTGACAAGTTCCGAAACGCGATACCGTGGCCTTTCACATAGGTGACGCTACTCGACTCGAAAAACAGGCGCTGGTGACCTTCACTGCTAATGTGCCACGTGGACACAGCAAAGTTGACCGTGCTAGTAGCAGTCAATGTCCCGGTCGTCAGGTTGTAGCCGTTCGTGTTGATGTTCTGGCAGGAAATGGAGGTCATGTACGCACTGCCAGCTAGCCAGAAGCTGCCTGATAAATACAGCCCGGTGTTCGACCACAGGCCATACGAGGAGTGTGACCCTAAATACCACGCCGACTGCCTCGTCCACCCGGTATCCTGTCGACCGGGGTAGATGGGACACGTTGTGTAGATGTTGCCCTTGTTCGTGTCATTGCCGACAAGCACATCACCATTGGTGCTGAACACGCAGCCCGGTCGGTCGAGGCTGACACCTCCTGCATACAGGACGAGACCGGGATATGTCCCATCGGTGTTGTAGCAGTGAACGTAGCCCAGCCCACTCTGAAAGAACAGTTCGATGCCGGGTCCGCTCGCCGGAGGGGTATTGCGCGCTCCTTGAGAACGGATTGTGTAACCAACAACAACGTGCCCAGCTACCGTAAGGGTCTGGCCAACATTCACGTCCCCGCTGCGGTACCACGTCATCGGAACGCTCTGAATCGCGGTGTCGTTGTCATCGAGCATGTATAGATTCAGGTTCCCGCTGGCGTTTTGCAGCTTGCAATAGCGAGAACCGGCCGCGTAGCCTCCTGCGTAGAATCCCACGTCGGCATAGGTAGCACTGTTGATCTTCAAGAGGCTACCACCTACCGTTACGTTCCCCTCCCGCGTCATCATGAGCGGAGCGGTGAGGACTGTAGTCACCGCATCATCCACGGTGTCGAACACGAGGTTCGTTCCGTTTGCGTAGACACGCCACCGCTTCTTGTCCAACGCAGCTTGACGCTCGGTCCACATCAATGTAGGGGCACCAGACGTCAATGCAAGCTCGAGATTCGGTGACAGCCCCCCAATAGCGTTGTCCAGTTGGAGATAGGTAATCTTGTCGCTGCCACCCGGCTCGTGGTTCACGTGATGCGGGGCCGTTGCTCCGCTTGGCCCCGTGGTCCCTGTATCTCCCTTCGGACCCTGTGGACCAGTCGGTCCCGTTGGACCAATAGGACCAAGAGTAGGCACCGGTTGCCACCCGCCGCCGACTCGTACTTTCAGGACTCCGTCTGCCATAGCACCCTTCTATACAGAGATAATCGCCGTGCCCCATAGGTGGGTCAATGCCGTAAGAAATCCAGCATGGTTCAACCGAAATCGTGATTCACCCGGCACCGCATAACACAGACATGTCGCCCATCGACTCTCGGCGTTATTGAAGTAGGAAAACACGGTAGACGGACGCATCGCAGACGCACATACAACGTTGAATGTCCCAGGCAACGACACAAACACTTCCGTGGGATTACCGGTCATACTTCCGCTCGTCAACGTCAACTGCACGAACAGCGTGTTCCCTATCAACATGTAATGCGCGTCTATTGAGCCGCCAGTCAAGGAACCTGAATTCGGAGTAACGGTGGGCGTGTACACTGTCCACTCACCCATCGGCGCAGTGCGGCCACGCTCGGTGATCCCACCGCCCGCATACACAGTACCGCCACGGGTCAGTACTAACGCACTGGTTTGAAGTACCGTCGCCGCGTCGTTCACCGCAAGAAACGACAAATTGCCATTGTTGACAATCCGCCAGTGCCTCGCATCAACCGGATTCGCCAAGTCCATCAACCCGATACGTGGAACTGTCTTGGTAATTTGCTGGTCCTCGCTAAATACATTCGCCACATTTTCGAGCGCGACGTTCGCACTCAGTCGCGCATCGGCCAGCGTTCCCGTGGTGATGATGTCAGCGGAGATGGCAGTGATGGGGTCGCTGCCGCCGGCATTGTGCGCCGTACCGTGGCCCGAGCCCCCTGCAGGGAGGGGAGTCTCGTCCGTATCGTACCACATGTCGTACGATGCTACACCCGGGTCAGATGGGCCTACGAAGATTTCGTCGCTCTCCGGCCCGACTGGCCCCGTGGGCCCTGTTTCTCCCGTTGGACCCTGTACACCCTGGGGCCCCTGCGGTCCAGTATTGCCGATATCACCCTTATCTCCCTTAGCTCCCGTAGGGCCTTGGATTCCTTGCGGACCTTGGATTCCTTGGACACCTTGTTCTCCTTGGGGCCCCTGCGGCCCTACGGGTCCAACGCTCGTCGGGTTCCAGATGGGAACCCACTCCGTGGTTACTGGATCAGGGATGTCTGCCATTGTTCAACCAATCGATCGCCTCGAGCGCATGCCGGGCCGGTGTCCCTGACTGCCACGGCACGATCGTCAGGTAGTTGTACAACATGTCAGCCTCGTCCAACGTGATCTCCAACTGGGCCCCGTTCACGAGCTGCCTCTCCGCCTCCCCATTGACCATCTTCTTCCCACAAGGCTTCAACTCGCTGATCGCCTCCAGCTTCTCGAAGAGGGCGACCTCCTTCCGTAGAAGCTGAAGCCCCTTCTTGTCGCTCATAGACCCGCCTAGCACGAATCCCACGAAGAGGAACTCGAAGTGCCTCGGGCCCAGCTCGTCGTTCAAGTCTAGGGTTATCGTCATACCTTGTAACAGTAGATCATGTCGAAGAACGGAGGGTAGTGGTTCGTTGCGTATCCCGTCGTGCCGCCAATCGCTGTCTGCGCTAAGGTGGACACAGTACCACTCAACCCTTGGCCCCCGTCACTTGGAATCCCCCCTGTGATAGCGAGGTGATGAGAGTGCAGGCCCGCGTTGTTCGTATTATCGCTGTAGTCAATGTTATGGTTATGGTCGCCACGTGACATGAACCCACTGTTGCCACCGTCTACGTTCATGTTACCCTGATTGTTCATCCCTGTAGTCGTGTGTACTCCGAACGCGTGGCTGTGTTCCCCGTCATTATCCGTTCGTCCATCGATCCCGATAAGCCCTCCGTGGTTGTGGCTCGGCAGCGTCATCCCACTCACCGTATGTGTATGAGCAGGCATGTACAAGCCGCCATCCGCTCCATGGTAGTGGTTCGTCGCGCCAAGTGCCTGTCCGGTGTAGCTCGGCATAGATCGGAAGAAGTAGCCATCCCACCACGGAGCTCTAGCCCATCCCGCTGGACACCCTTCCCAGAACATGGCGACCATGTGCTGAGGGATCTGATCCGGGATCGTTGCCCACACTCCGTCTCCGCGGAGGTAGTACGCACTGCTCCCGTTAAAATTCACTGTGGACACATTCCCGAGGCCCAGGTTCGTCCGGGCTGTACCTGTGTCCGTGGCCCCCGTTCCACCCTCGCTCACGGGGATCACGGCCACGGTGCTAGGTTCGCCCCAGATACTCTTCACGTACCCGTTAGCCAACAGGTTGAGCGCCCTCTCACTGACCAGGGTGGGATGATTGCTCACCATCCAATACGTGCCGTCGACCACTGGCCCGATTGGACCCGTTTGTCCCGGGGGTCCCTGTACACCCTGTTCGCCCTGTGGACCCGTTGGTCCAGGAGGGCCAACGGAGCTGCTGATCCCTACTCCCGGCCACGGTTCCGGTCCCGTCGTGGTGCCATCGACCACGCACATGTACGCGATGCCGTCCGGCCCGATTACGATGTCCCCGTCGTAGTACACAGGAGCCGCAGGGTACGCTCCCAGGTAGTCGAGGTTCATCCCGCCACCCGTCCCGCCTCCCGTCGCGTTGATCGTCAACTGACCGGGAACGCTGCTGTCCAGCGCCACTCCGGTTCCAGCCACAATCTGCCAGGCATTCGCGAGGGTAGGTTCGTCGTTCAGGGTGATGAACGACTCGTTCAGGGCCCGCCCTTTACTTTGGATGATTATGGCCAAGCGCTCGTTGTGAGCGAACTCACACAGGCCACCCGGTCCGTCCTGACTCACGAGCTCCACAGCGATAGAGAACCAGTCCGTGGAGGGAAACACCTCGAGCAGTTTCCACACCTGGTGTGTGTTCGCCAAGTCTGCAGCTTGGATGATGATCTCGGAAGCAGGCTCCGTTAGCTCGAAGAACAGGTGCGCGTCGAAGCCCCTGTCCGTCAGCCAGTCGATCGCGATCCTTGTCGCGTCTGCCTGCACCTCCGTATTCCACCGGACGAACCCCGAACCGGGGTCCTGCATCTGTTGGCTAAGGGCGTCTGCTTGGTAGTAGAAGACTGAGGCCGATGGCCCAGGTTCCCCGGGCAGCCCCTGCGGACCTGGTGGCCCAGGTGGTCCCGTAACACCCTCAGCCCACGTCCCATCATCCCGGAGGAAGGTGGTCGTTCCCCCCGGATAGCCTGCTAGCTTCGTGATGTCTACTGGGTCATCACCCGTTACGTAGTGTGTGGTAGCGTGAGGGCCACCGGCTCCGCCCACTCCGCTCAGGTTGTTCACCGTTCCAGAAATCAGCTCGAAGTGCTTCTGGATGAGAACGCACATCTCCTCGAAGTACCGCCGCGAATAGTCCGTCAGCGGTGGCTCGAGCGGGAAGTCGTACGGGAGCTTTATCGCCACGTTAGCGAGCCTGGTAGTCCCGGATCTCTATCTCGGGGTGGAAGCTGTTGATGATAAGTGACTCGGTTGCAGACCAGTGTGCGATCCGAAACTGCACCCGCCCCCCGCTAATCTGGTCATCTACCGTGAACGTCCGATCTCCCGCAGGCTGCGCAGGGATCACTTTGGGAAAGGGGCCCTGCCACAGCCCGCCGTCCGCACGGTAGAAGAAGTCAACATTCATCTCCGCGCCGCTACTCTTATACGAGACCGTAACGCTCCGTAGCGTCATCTGCCTGCCCTGGAGCTCGTTGCTCACGTCCCCCGCGCTCAACTCCTTGCTGCTCCAGTAACAGGGGATCGCGATCCCATCATCGCTCAAATGCCCGTGGTTCCACACGTACACCCGTCCATCCGTGTGTCCGGTCAGCAACGCGGGATACGCAGAGCTTAGGGACACAGCGTCCCACTCCAGCTGGAAGGTGTCCCAGGGAATGGGGAACGCGTCCCAGATCGCAGTGTTCCCTACCCGGTGCAGCGTGCTACACTTGGGCCCGCTGACCGTCCAAGGGTACCAGGCCCCTCGTCCCCAGTTATACGCCCACACTCTATCAGGAGTCTTGTGGTGTCCACTTACAATGAAGAAGAGGGCCTCCTGGGTCTCGTTCATCACCTCTCCGAACATCATGTGTTCGAACTCGGAGTTGATCTGCCGGTACAACTCGTCGATCACTGCGGCCGCGACACCCGTGGCACCCGTCCCATTAAACTCGTACACGTCATCCGTACCCAGATACACGTGGAGATTCCGTCTACCCGTTACGGTGTGTGGGGCCAACAACCCTGACTCCGTGATGATCGGCTGCCACTCGATCGGCGCGGCCGCGTTTCCCGTGCGCACGCCAATCCACACGACCTTCTCCGTGTACGCTGCGATCCGCGTCCCAATCTTCCTCAGATTGTACAGGTGATAGGGGCCCTCGGCCAGGTCCGTGAACCCGCTTCCCACTCCCGTCCAATCTGTGTGGTCCCCGGCCACGCACCTCCGGATCCGAAACGGCTTCCGGATGCCAGCCTCCAACGTGTCTCCAAGCAACAACCTGTCCGCTCCCCTTGTCATGTACCTGGCCGGTGGACAGTTGGGGCTCAACACAGCGTACGTGGTAGTGAAGGGGGTCCGTATCACCGGGTCGATCCCCTGACTCGCAACGATGCTGTTCTGGCTCACTTCCCACGTGAACAGGTTCTCAGGTCCTCCCGTGAACGGGGGCCCTGAGCACAGCACCCAGTCGTACAGGTCCCGGTCGTACTTGTACATCGCGGTCTCGGACCACGCGTACAGATGCACCTTATTCGCCTCGTCCCTTGTACTCGCGAGGCCCATCACACTCGTGTCGAACGGGGCGTTCGCCGGTCTAAACTGCCTATACCCTGGTCGCTTGCGGAGGCACCCACCCACCACGCACATGTTCATCATGTCGGGCGAGGCACCCAGCGGAAGCTCCTTCGCAGGTAGCTGCGTGATCATCCCCGCAGTGGGGTAGATGTCGAGGGTTTGTCGAGTCGCGACTCCAGTCCGCATTAGCCGACGCGCTTCCACATGTACACAGCGATGTACGGTGGGAGGTTAGGATGCGGTTCGCTATCACCACTCAAGCCAACCTTCACGTTTGCGTTGCCAATCTCGGTGCTCTTCATCGACGTACCTGAGGAGACCCACCCAGAGGGAGGCGGTGTAACCTGTGTGTTATCGCTGTCTGACGGCATGCTGCTCGGGTGAATGTGCCCGTCATCCCAACCCGGATGACCGTGCCTCGCAAGCTGCGCCTCGGTCAACACAACCGTCTTGGAGCCACCTACCTGCTCGGGTGATGCAAACTCTCCATCCCCCTCGTTCACACCTACGAGCATCCGTCCCTGTCCGAAGCGGGCCCACGCTCCGTAGCCGAGTAGTGTAGTCGGACTGGTGGCAACCACGCTGAGGAACACAGCACCGATAGGGAAGGCCTCACCGCCTCCACCTCCGCCTCCCACTCCGGACGTACCCCCGTTGAACGTAGCGAGGCCGTTGAACACAACGGGAGTGTTGAACACAACAGGCTGAGGCCCGTTAAAGGTCGCCTGCCCCGTATCGAAGGTCGTGTTCCCGTGGAAGTACGAGTTTGCGTACGCAGATAGCCCTCCCAAGAAGGTGGCCGAGGTGTCGAACGTCGTAGCGCCGACGAAGTGCGTAGTCGAGACGAACGTGACGGGGTTGTTGAACACATCGGTTCCACCTCCACCCCCTCCTGCTCCTACTACGAGGCCCGTCTTCGAGACGGTGAGGATGGGCGCCCCGTTGATCGTCATGTGGATGAGGTGGCTGTCCTCCGCGGACGCCACGTCCGTGATGTCCATCCGCAAGCCGTCGAAGTGGACGCCAGGGCCGTTCCAGGTCTGAGTGAGGGCGATCAGCCCGCCCCCGCTGTTCATGGTGTTCCCACCACCAGTGAGAGCAGTCACGTTTGGCCCGGGAGTGAGGGTGACGTTGCGGTGCTTCCCGTCGTTCACGAGATCCACACCCCAGAAGTGCTCCAGGTTCGCCCGCTCACGGACGTCCAGCTTGAACTTCCGGATCTCGTCGTCCCCCGCGCTGATGAGGTCCGTGCCCTTGGGAGCGGTCTCGTTCCACTGATTGGTTGCTGCCATCGCGTTACCTGAACTTCACCTGCACACCGGTCAATCGGTCGTTCTTCTTCTGCTCCCGCAATGGGAACCGCATCCCACTCACGTACATCCCGATCTCCTGGCCCACAGCGCCGGCTTCCTCCAAGTCGCGTAGCGCCGTCAGGCCCAACTTCGTCGCCCACATCATCACCAAGATGTCGTAATTCTCGTCATAGGGCAACGTCGCCGCGCCGGCCCATCGGACAGGCTTCTCCACATAGTACAACCGGATCGACTTGGGCTTCTCCGCCAAAGCGTTGAAGAAAAACGCGTTGCCCCACGTGTAGAAGCGAGTCGGCACCGTTGTCTGCTTATCCACGGCCTCGATCAAGTCCCTGTCCCCGATCGTCACGGGCCGGCCATCCGTCTCGTTGTACAACCACTCCGGCCACCACATCCCTACGGGTGTGGGCACAGTGTCCGTATCCTGCATCAAGGGCAAAGACGTCGTCCGCTGCAACTCCCGATGATCGTAGTGCATCCCGCACTTGTACATCGCGTCGTTCAGCCACTGTTCCCGCAGGGGGTCCACTGCGTCAGACCGATTCCCCAGCCGGAGGAACAACTCCGCCGTGGCATCGACAAAGGTTCTCCTCACAAGTCCTCCACCACTTCGGGAAGGGGATCGATGGGCTGCTCGAGAGGAAGGGTCAACCTCGTCCGCGGCGGGCCAGCACCAGGCTCATCGACACAGCCCATCGTCTCCGGGCCTCGGCACACAACGAGGCCGTTTTGGACAATCACTTTGCCCCGGGGGTAATCCATGCCGCATCTTCCACAAGTATACCACTCCTCGCCGAAGACGCGATTCGTCTGCCTTGTGTCCAGCATCTACGTCAACCTGAGGTTGAGTATACCTGTCTGGTTGAGAAACCAGATGAGGCAGATCAGGATCACGACGACCATGATCACTGTAGCGATGGGATTGGGCACGCCGAACGCTGCGGTCAGGCTCCGCGTTGCCCAGATCAGGACGCAGATGACGAGGACGACGGCCAGAATAGTCAGGACCGGCACTATACACCTCCGTGACGGCTGGTCACGTTACCCCCCACCAAGTTAACGGAGAAGGACGAGGACTTGGCCCCCTGTGGGCATCACGGTAACGACCATCCCACGGCAGGCGTAGTGGTTGCCTTGAAGGAAGTCCACCTCGTCCACCGTGTTCTTCGTCCGGTAGTGGAAGATCACGTCTCCCGCTCCGTCCGTAATCGTCAGAGCGTCCCCTGCCACTCCCGCATTCGTCTGCAAGACAACGGAGCGGCAGTGCACTACGGGATCATACCGGTCCCCAGTTGCGTTGAAGATGAGTGACCGAGACTTTATCAAGGTTGCCATCTATCATCCTTTCCAGCGCTGCCAGCGCGGATTCAGAGGTGGCTCAAGTAAACTCTTGCCGCCACCGGCTTGCGTGGAGTCGAAACTCCGCCTTTGCGGTCGAGTTCCCACTTCGTGCAAGCCCCGCGAGATACAGGAGTAGCTTCCACAAGACAGCTTTACGCTGCTCCCTGTCTTGTGGAAGCACCCTACTTACCTCAGTGAACGAAGCTGCCCAGGCTGTAGATCGTCACCCCGGCCGAGGTGACCACTGCGCTGAATTGCCGCGTGTTGTTCTGCACCAGGGACATCGTGCCACTGAGCGTTAAACCAGCTGCCGTTCCGAAGTTAATGGTCTCCGCAGCATCCGCCGTGTTTCGGATACTGAAGTTGAACGACATGCCAGGTTGAGGTGGAACCCCGAGTGCGGCCTGCAACGCTGCAACGATGTCAGCGGCAGGAGGGAACAAGTCGTTCCTTGACGCCCCGTTCGGGTCCCTGAGGATCAGTCCACCCAGGAGCTGCTGCGCGGTATACGTGACCACCCCTGCCGTCGTGATAGTCGACGGCTGGGTAAAGGTCATGACACCCGGCGCTTCGGTCGTGACGATCGAGCCGAAGGTTGTTGAACCCATCGCCTAACCTCCGCTCGATCCGTACACTCCACGCCATTCGCTGAAGCCCCGGCTGTACCTCGAGAAGGTCTTGAACATGGCGTCCCCGGTCAGGAAATCGTCGGCGTTGCCATACTCCGGCCGCGTCCTCCACCAGAACTTCATGTCGTGACCGCCTCGAGCCTTGCGCTGTCTCTTCGGAGCCACGAGGAACCACTGATCGGGGTCCGTGAAGTAGCGGACCAGCTGGTAGTTCCTGTCTCCCGACTTGACCACGTTGACCTCGTTGTTCGCCGTGTAGGGCTTGAACTCGGACTCCATGATCTCCCTGGCCACCCACTCGAACGACGGGTCGAGCAGCACGGTCGTGGGCTCCACGTTGACCGGCCTGCCCCTGTCATCCACCAGCGTCTTGAAGTGGTCCAGGGCCGCCTGGTACGCGGTGAACGAGAAGTCCACGTCCACGAGTGGCCGGTTGCCGATGGTGCCACCACCGTCGAGGCGGGGATGTGCCGTGTGGCACAGGGCCAATCCGTCTTGGCCAGCGAACGCCGGGTTGAAGGCGTTGTTCAACACGGACCACGCATCGATCTCGATCTTGTACGCGGCGCTCCTCGCAAGCTCCGCGCTCATGTCGTTCATGATGTCGTAGAGGTCGTCGTCGAACATCTCCCGGGTGATCCGGAAGCCGAGGCCGTAGCTTGAGTGCGTGTAGCGGACGATCGCACCCTTCACGGGGTCGTCAAACGTGGTCGCGGTGCCTTCCGGCTTTGCGACCATCGATCCGAGCCCCGCCATCTTGAAGTCCTCTTCATACGCCCGCTTGCTGTCCCGGACGTTGAAAATGGGGACCCACGAGGGAGGAGTCGCTTCCATCTCGTTGAACATGACCTCGTAGAGGCCAGGGGCGAGGAGCTCGGAGAATCCACCTGATGTGACTGCCATTCAGATTCTCCTTCCTATGCTCCGGTGTTACCCTGCCACTGGCTGATCTGCCAGTGGAAGAGTACATGTGGCCGAATGTCGGTGAACAGCATCTGGTCTCCGTCCCAGTACTGCCAGATCACCACGATGTCATCCGTGACGTCCGCTGCGTCGACGTACCAGATTCCCCCGGTCGCGCTCTTCGCGATCCCGTGGGCCATGCCCCGCTTGGCCAGCGTACCCACTCCAGTACCCTCGGCCGCGCTGGTGTCGAGGTACCCTCGGAAGAGCACCCCTGGAGCACAGAGCTCCACGATCTGTTCCACGGCGCCCTCGCCCACCGTGTTCTTCGCGTCCGCCGTCGCTACTCCCATGTACAACGCGGGATCCGCGCCGCACTCGGTGAGCATGCCGTCCGCTCCCACGAAGCAGACAGCACCCTTCTTGTAGGTCTCCAGCGCCCCCTCCGGCCATGCGTGGCGGGGGAGTGGAGTCCCGAAGATGGTCTTGACGGCACGCATCGGGATTTTCGGTTGCGTTGCCATTCAGCTCTCCTTCTACTTCTTCGTCGAGTCTTCGTCGAACGAGGAATCGCTCGACGTCTCGTACACTACTTGCTTGGGCACACCCTTCAGGCCTGCGGCCCGCATGAGCCGCTGCGCATTCTCGTTGTTCTGCGCAACCATGGTGTCGAAGGAGGCTTTCTGCCGCTCTCGTGCATCGCGCTTCGGGGCTGCCACTCTCTCCTCGAAGGCCTCATTACGCATTCTCATGAGGACGACGTCCCCACGAGTGACACTCCCGCCCGATGCGGGGTTGCCTGTCTGTTGCCCCAGGACCGTCGCGGTTCCTGGAGGCAAAGGTGAATCGGGCTCCTGGACGAATTCGAAGCCCTGCGACAAACGTTCACGAACTACGTGGTCCTTGGTGTTCACCCACCTGTAGTGCCAGCCGGCCTCTGGCTTGGGCACGCTGAGACGATCATTCATCGGCATAGTCAAACACACTCTTTCTACCGGCCGGCCTCGTGGGACCAACACCGGTGCTATATCGGTCCACATCAGCCTGGGTAAAGCCACGTCGCTCCAACTCCACCAGGTACTCGGCCTCGTTGAGGCCCATCCGTTTGGTGAAGCGGCGGATCTTGTCATTGAGCTGCAGCTTCGATTGGACTACCGGCTTGGGCTCCGCCCGCGACCCAGGTGTCGGGGCCGCTGCGCCCCCTTTCGCTTTGGGTGGAGCTGCCTTAGCCTGGGGCTTCGCTTCGGGCGTAGGATCGAGTGACCTCGTTACGGGGGGAGGAGCCGGCTCCTCTGCATCCGGTTCCTCAGCTTCAACAGGTGGCTCATCCTTCGCGAAGACCCGCTTGGCCGTCTCTGGGTCTTGCTGAGTCTTCACCAGGATGTACACCCGCCTGTGAAACCCCCGCTGGATCCGCTGTTCCAAGCTCATCCCTGACTTGGTCTCGGCGACCACCTGCCTATACGTCTTCTCGGGCGTGAGACCGGGGACGGGCCGGTCGTAATCCGACACGGTGGAGGCGAACTCGTCCTCGTCCAGTTTCTCTTGCTGGGAGGCGAGGAGCATCATCGTCCTGTCCACACGGCCCGCAGCGTCTTGCGTGAGCTTGCTACCCGGATCGGAAGGGGGCCTGGGCGCTGTACGTCCGGTAGAAGCGCTGTCCCCGTCCTCAGAGCGTGTTTCCACCGTCTCCGCGAACTCGAGCACGTCCACTGCTCTGTACCCCTGGAATCGCCCCTCCGTTATGATCCCGTTCTCGTCCACTTTAGGCATCGGTCTCTCCCTAGGCGCTTCGCGCCAACGCGTTACCCCTCCGCTGTGACCTCGTTACGGGGGGATTCCATGGACCGTCTCAGGTCCCCGTGAAGCTTACATAACAGGCGGCATGCCCCCTGCTCCGATCGGAGCTCCTCCGGCAAGTCCGCTAGACGCATCCGGCGGTAGCATGCCTCCAGCTCCTCCTGGAGCCATTCCAGGACCCATCGCTGAGCCCGGGGTGGGAGCTCCTGGAACTCCGCCAAGCGCGGGGGGTGGGGCACCTGCTACTCCTTGAAGGATTGTTTGGATGTTGGGGACAATCGTCTCGACGTTCTCGACGTCGAAGCGCTCCACGAACCGGCGGATCAGGTCCTGGGAGGCCATCATGATCATGAAGCTCGTCTGCTTGGCCTGCGGAGGCACCTGGGGGTTGAACATCATCATGGAGGCCTGGCTTAGCCTCATGTAGTACTCGTTCAGCACCGCCATGAGCATCTGCAGGTTCTGCAGCTCCAGCTCCCGATTGACCTGCTCCGAGGTGACCTTCAGACGAAGTCCAAGAGAAGACCGCACGTCTCCTTGAGGGAACATAATCCGTTTCCCGGGAATGTACTCGTACCCCTCGGGGCGATATTGCTGCTCGAGCTGGATCGTAAGATACAAGAGCTCCGCAAGAGCATCTCGCATATCATCGATTGATACCCACTGTCGGATGTTACCTTCGGAGATAAGAGCAGTTGTTCCAGTAGCAGTTGCTCGAGATCCGACAATACTGGATTCCATGCCGAGGTTGTAGGAGGACATCCCACTTGACTTCTCCGCCAAGAACGCTGCTTGATCCTCAACGCGTTGGATCGCGGGTCCCGGTTCACTCATGTGGAGAATGCGGACGTCCTTGTCCGGGTTCGGCGTCACGATCCGCGCGCCCGGGTATATCTCTTGTTGAGGGCCCAGTGTGCTCTCTTCGGACACCACCACGATGCCTGCGTTGGCCGCAGTGGCCGCGTCGATCTTCTGGTTGTGCGCCGTGCTGGCCTCGTCTTGGAACGGGACCGTCTGCTCCGCTACAGACTGACCCTGCACCTCGTGGGCCTGGTTGAGGAAGGGCACCTTCACGATGTGGTGGGCCTTCCCGAAGAAGGGGTTGTAGATCATGCTGAGGAAGCAATCCCCGTCCAGGCTATAGGTGAGGATCAGCTCCTCGAACACGGGCTCCGCCTCGTCCGCGTCCTCGGCGGGAGGGATCTCCCACAGCCCATGGATCTCGTACACTTCGTACAGCGTGCTTGTGGTCCCCGTCGTCTGCGAGTTCTCTGCACGGGCCCGCCACGCCGGATCGGAGCGTTCCTTGTTCGTGGAGCGAATGCGCTCCACATCGTCGAAGTCGCCCTTCGCCTCCTTGCGCTTCAACTCGGCCCAGGTGTACCGGTGCTTGATAGCCTTCCAGGGGAGCTGGCCCCACTCGTCAAATCCATTTGGATAGAGGACGTCCGAGGGCGAGGCAACATGCCAGAAAACGCCTTCGTACTCTACTACGGGCACCGTCACGATGTTCCCACTCGGATCGTACATGTGGGAGTCTCGCTCCCTCTTGATCCAGCGAGGGAGGACGAAGCTGTCTCCACACAAGCCCATGTCGAAGGCCATTGTGCGCAGGCCGCTCTTGAGCCCTCCATTCTCCACGAACCATGTCAGCCACTCGCGTATGTCCTTTTCCAGGGGTTCCCACTGCGCGCTCTTAATCGTGACCTCCACGAGGTCCGGGGTACCCATGATCGCTTTCTGGAGCCGCGCGACCACCGCGTCAATCGTGATCTTCACCAGGGGCACTACGATGTTGCTGGCCCCTGGCCACGGGAAGTCCTTCTTCTCCGTCTTCGGCCTGAACTTATAGGCCCGCAGGAACCCGGCAAAGCGCTCCTCACGCTTCGAGTGCGTCTCCACAGCGGACGTCAGCTCATCGCGGACACGGATACGGAGCGTGTCCTCTTGAGCGGGTTCGAGCGTGACGGGAAGTGGTTCAATCACTGTAAGTCCAGGCTTTCGAATGAGATTGTCTGCCTAGCGCCGGCCGGGCATTGCGGACTGCGGCCGGGACCTTGGCTAGCTTTTCTTCCCGCCCGCTTTCGCGCCTCCGCGACGCTGCTTTTTTGGGTTTCCCTTTGGAGCTGCTTTCGACGGCTTCATCTTCTTCATCCTTCTTCTCCCCCTTCGCGCCGAGGACTTTGTCTCGGACGTCTGCCCACTTCTTCTTAGCCATGGAAACAATACCCCCCACCAAAGAGGAATCGCGGGCTAGCGGTCACGCCCGGAACCGTGGCCCTTGTGTCTGATCGCGTACATCGCTCCCAGGAAGAGGAACACCACTGCGAGGACGATGCAGACGCTAGCGATCTCAAGGAGCGTCACTCAAACCACCTGCCCCGGTGTCCCGCGGGCCGACGGAAGCCGAACCAGGGCTTGAAGATCGGGCAGTGGATAACGAATCCCAGCGTGAGCACGAAAACAATACCCCCCACCAACATGTCAGTAGCCGGTCGTCGCGTTCCGAGTGGCCGCGCGAGCACGTTCGTTCAACTGGTCACGTCGTGATGCCCCCGTATCACGCACGTCACGGGAGTTGCCTAGGAGCTCGATGCACGCGGCAACACTGTCCACGAGGTCATTTAGGGGCATCATTGGAAACCCTTTCATCTCCTCTCGCAGGTCCGTGAGGCCGCGTCGGACACAGAGGAAGCGACTTTCACAGAAGGGGATGAGCGTCCGGATCCGATTGTCCTTGTCGCCCACGGGAGATTGCTCTTGCACTGCGAAGTGGTACCCCAGTTCCCGCATCGCGTGGTAGATGGGGAACTTGAGGAGGCGCATGAACCCCACGTCCTCTACCGCGGCCTTGTGACAGCGCCACCGCTGGTGCATCCCGATAAACTTGGTCACACAGAGCTCGGGCTTCTTGTGCAGAGCGAACGTGTCCAGCACGAAGATGCGGCCCTTGCGATCCTTTCCCACTACGGCGATGGCGTTACGTGAGTGCTTGCGGATGTCTTCTGACCTGTTCGCCGGATCCCAGAAGATGACGCGCTTGAGACCATCCATGTCCACTATTTCGCGCGTGCCATCTTCCCTGTCCAACACGATGTGACCCTCCTGGTCGAAGGTGAACCACAGCACGTCGTTCAGGTTGAACTCGGCGTTCTTAGGGTCCTTGGGGTCGTTCATGTAGAGCATGGAGAACATGAACGAGCCCTGCTTCGCTTCGATCCTCGCACAGGTATCGGGAGGGAAGTGGCGGGGGAAGTAGTAGTACGTCTTCTCTGGGTCGGGAGCGAAGACCTCCGGATCCATGTTATACGTCGGTGGCCTGGCTTCCTCCTCCGCGTTCTTGAAGTCCTGCTCCAGCATCTGGCGGGTCCAGTATAGGGGGCGCACCATGATGTCGGTATCCCGATGCTGGTTGGTCATGATCTCCGAGTAGAGATCATCTACCCCCCACCTAGTCCCAACCATCAGCTCGTAGCCCTCCCGTTCCTCCACGAAGAGGGCCTCCGCGGTCTTGTAGAACGTCTTCACCTTCTCTCGGACAGCGGGCTGCTCGGAGGACTGCTTGTCTTCGCTGTCGTCCCCAATCTGGATCGTGTAGTGACGGGAGACGATGTGAGTGGTTATCCCTGCTGCCTCGATGCTGTCCTCTCCGTACATCCCTTCCCTGGGAAAGAGGAGGTTGGTGTCGCTCCACTTGGTCCGAGTGATGTCGGGAATGATCGAGGGGAAGAGCCACCGCAAGTTCTCGTTTCGCTCCACCTGCTGCTTGATGCTGCGGATCTGCTTCACGGCGTTATCCGCGGCGAAGCTGTAGAGGAGGATCCTGTGCTCGGGTCCTGGGAGCCCGCAGAACTCGTCTTGGATCTGGACCCAGAGGGGGAAGCTCTTCGACGCGACCGTGGACTTGTAGCAGTCACGGGGAACGAGGAGCAGCTTCCGACGCTTCTTGTCCGGAAACTTGGGAGGTACCTGTTGGATGAAGTTACACATCTCCAGGTGAGGTTGGGGTTCGAACTTGTTCCATCCGAGCACCGCTGTGGTGAAGAAGTACAGGCTGTCCTGGGCCCTCTTTCGCGTAGTCTCGTAGATCTCGTCGACCCTCGACTCTGAGTGCATCGTCAAGGGTTCCGAGGGTGCCTGGTTCACGCCGACCAGGCGATCGAGTTGAGCCTGTCTGTCAAGGATGTCCATCAATCACGCCTTTTCCAGTAGGACATCCACCACAACATCAGGGCTACGGGGATCAGAAGAAGGAGGAAGGCCATTGGAAGAGTTACCCCCCACCAAGATTGGCGCCTCACCTGCCTCGGTGGCACGCCGATTCAGCATTTCTAGGAGCTCCGGCGTGAGCATCATGACCTGGGCCCGCGTTTCCACTTTGCGGGTCGCCACATATCCCGCCCGATCGAGGGCGTCATGCGCTATCTGCGTGAGAAGTTTCTCGTCAGTTGTGTTCTCGACGATGTCTTGCAGGCGGTCAAACATGTCGATCGCGAAATCTGACAGCTCTTCCTTGAATTGACGACGCTCCCGGAGCGCGCCGCCAGGCGGGAGCTGGCTCGGAAGCGCGGATTGGGAGTAGAACGTCTGGATATACCAGGCCTGGAAGCGCTGAAACTCGGGCTTTTTGCGCCAGGTGCGGATTGTAGCGGGCGAAACTCCCACAGTTTGGGCGAGTTCTGGCACCGTAGCGCCGGGAACATCGCAGATTGTGGCCATCAGGATGTGCCAACCGGCCGGAACGTACTCGCCGTACACCGGGACTGGACTCTGGTTCGTCATAGAGCTACCCCTTTTGGTGGGGGGTACACCGATCTAGACTCCGAGTTGAGTGGGGCGCGAAGCGCCTACGCCGATCCTTCTTAGGGATAGAGGGATTATATGTCCGATCCCGGCCGGATGGCAACGTGAGTGTGTGATTGAGGACACTGACTTTGTGAGCCATGTGTGAAACACCCACCGAAATGAGTGAGGGTGGAAACCAGATGCTGGAAGCATCTGGTCTGGGGGTGGG